AAAAACTATTACTAAAGCTATTGACATGGCTGTAGAAGAAGTTAAACTAAAAGTGCCTCTTGGGTGCGAATGGGTTGTACACAAGAACTGGTACGGATGTCACTAAAGGAGAAACAAGATGAAACATAAGAAAGATTTAGAGGATTTATTGTACTGTATTGACGGTTACATTCATGATTACAATGATCGGAATTATGGTGATGCAGACCAATGGTTACGTCATGTTAGAAACAGATGGGAAGACTTCATCGAGAGTCACCCAAACAATGATGATCCTTATATGTATGTTCGTAAACTAAATATGGAGAAATAAAATGATGTATGAATTAACAGTTGATCAAGAGCATATAAACTTAATCAAGAAAGCTTTACAATCTTATTTATGTTCTATCTATGATGGACTTGATAACGAAGTTTTAGATGTAGCTAAAGCACACGAAGATATTAAATTACTGAGTGATATGTTAGCTGTTTTGAAAGGACAAAATGGTTATAGACAAACTTCTGAATCTGTTTGTTTAATGTGGATAAAAGAAATCGTTTTAGATCAACCTGTGGAAGTTGACCTTACAAAACTTGAAGTAAAGCGTTTAGACAGAGATGTTGCTGAAGCTATATCTGAAAATATATTTAAATTATTTTGAAAAAGGTGTTGCGTATGTTTTAATGATGATATACAATACCCAACATAGCCAAGAACAATTGGTTATATTAAATTAAACAGCTCATAGAGAGTTACAACGAGAGGAAATAAAATGGAAGTATATGGCGCAACAACACAACAATCTAACTCAAACAAACCTACTGTTGATTTCACAGCTTTAAATCAATACGTGGTTGAGACGTGTCGTTTACAACAACCTGAAACGATGTTAGGCGTTATTAGCGTTATGGTTGATCTAGGTACACAGAAGCAAAATGATGCTGAGTATGACTTAGAAACAGAAGATAAACAACTAACCATTGAACAACTAACTGAAAAATACTCTTTAGATATTCATGAAGGTAAGATTCGTAAGTTTGATAAGTCTTTTGACAGCAAGACACGTAGTTGGGTTATTCGTAAATTTGTTCCACAACAAGACCGTCAATCAATCGTCTATGCTGTAGATTTCCCATCTATCATGTTAGATAAAGGTAAGTTCTTTGGTGAGGAAGAAGGTAAAAATGTAAAACCTTTGCGTTTATGGATTGGGGGACAATACTGGAACAAATATCAAGAGAAGATGTTAGTTCAGAATGTCATCCCTCTTAGAGTAAAGAATATTGCGGATGATGGTCAACCTAAGAAATGGTCTATGGCAACAAACTCATCTTTATATAAGATGGCTGTAGCTGCTAAGATTATTAATCAAGGAGATGCTTTCTTACCACAAGATGCTGATAAACTTTTAGGTAAAACTTTACAGTTTAAAACTCAAGTATTCTTTAGTCGAGGTAAAGATGGTAAAGATTATTACACTGAGAAGTTAGCTTTTGCAACAGGTTTAACTCGTGATCAAGCTGAGAAGCAAGTAGATAGCACTTATCTTATTCAGTTCAATCAAGAGAATGATCCTCAAGCTCTTAAAGAGTTGCGTAAGCATGTTGTAAATACGATTGAGAATGCAACAAACTATGTAAACCAAGAAACAGGTGAACCTAGTGCAATTAAACGTCAGTTGGAAGCTTTACGTAACGGTAATCAAGGTGGCGAAACACCAAAACAGGAAGCACCGAAGCAACCTAAACCAACTACTGTACCTGAAGAATACGAGTCAGACCCTATTCCGTTTTAAGGTGTGACATAACGAACAAGGGAGTGCTAGTAGTTATACTGCACTCTCACTATTTAAATTAATTAAGGAGTAACATAAATGAATTTAACTAAAGTAAAGCAACTACTAGAACGTATCATTTCTATCCACCAAGAGATTGATACTTTAAACGAAGAACTTAAAGATATTAAGACTGTAGTAGATGAAGAATTACCTGAAGTATCTTATTCAGATTTGAATAAGATTGGTAAACTTACTGCCACATCGAAATTAGGTGAAACAGTAGCTAAACTTAATTCATTCTTAGAACTTGAAGAAGCTGTTAGTGGTTAATCAATTAAGTTAAGTAATTAGTTTTAACACAAGGAGAATACTCTAACAGGTGTTCTCCTTTTTATTTGAGGATTATTTATGACAATTGCGGTTTTCGACCTAGATTATTTAAAATACAGTGTTGCTTCTGTTGGAGAGAAGCGTTCTATTAAAGCTTATCATAAGGTCACAGGGGATGAATTTGAATGTAAAACACGTACAGAATTATGGGGACATTATCTAAAGAAAGACAAAGGTTTATTGGCTGAGTTTAACAAGAAGAATGGAACACAACACAAAGCAGAAGATTTAGAAGTAATTGATATTCAAATTCCTGAACCTATTAGGAACGTTAAACATAGTGCAAATGAAATGTTTAAGAAAGTGATGTGGCAATTAGGAACAAATGACTATTCAGCCTATATTGGTAAAGGAGAACCTTTTCGTGTAGAACGAAGTACTATCTTAAAATACAAAGAAAACAGGAAGAAAAGTTTAAAACCTTTGTGTTTAGATGAAATTACAGATTATCTTATTTGGAAGTACCAACCTGAAATTGTTGAATACTATGAAGCGGATGATAAAGTTGTTATGGATGCTTATAGAGATAAAAATAAGTGCGTAGTTGGTGAAGATAAAGATTACTTCGGATGTGATGTTATGTATTTTAACGTCAACCAAGTAGATAAAGGTATACAAGATTGCAGTGGATTAGGTAGTTTATGGTTGAACGCTAAAGGTGATGTTAAAGGCATCGGTAGGTTATTCTTCTATCATCAAATTTTAAGTGGTGATAGTAGCGACCATTACAAAGCTAACTCAGCTAATCCTGAATATGAATGGGGCGATAAATCATCTTACAAACTCCTTAAAAATTGTAAGACAGACAAAGAAGCTCTAGACGCAATCAAAACAGGTTACCAACTATTGTATCCCGAACCGAAGATTATAACTGGTTGGAGAGGTGATGAAATTGAAATTGATTGGAAGTACGTGTTCAATGAAAATTGGGATATGGCTAGGATGTTAAGGTGGGAGGGTGACTTCCTTGTTGGGACAGAAGTGTTAGAGAGACTTGAGGTGATATAATGATTGAAGATGGTGTAGAGCATCTATACACAACAAAAGACGTGGCTAGAGTGCGAGATAAGCTCAAACTAGAACAGGGTAATATTGACCCCATAACTGGTTTAGAGATACCTGACAAACAAGCTGTACTAGATCATTGTCACGATAGTCAATTTGTACGTGCTGTACTGCATAGACAAACTAATGCTGTATTAGGTAAGATTGAGAACCTTGAAATGAGGTTCTTGTCTTGGTGGTTTGACGGTACACTTGCAGACTTCCTTAGAGGTTGTGCTGACTATCTTGATAAGGAACATGAGCAAAAGTATCTACACCCTGCATTCATTAAGAAACTTCAAGTTCAATTCAACAAACTTAATGAAAAACAGAAACAGAATGTTTTATCTTATTTTGGTGAAGAAACTGGTTGTAATGCAGTACAAAGGAAGCTATACTTTAAAAAGTTTGTATTAAAGCGAACTCATAGTATGAATGAAATCTTAGAAGTAATCCAAAAGGAGAAAAGTAATGCGTGTATTTAGTTCAGAAGACCCTGTAGGTATGGTTAAACGATTTGAGGTTGGTGAATATAATGATAATTTACTGCCTCTAATTTACACAAAGGTTAAAGATTGGATTAACCCTATAAATAAGAAACCATCTGTAACAATGAGCGTAAAGGTTGAGAAAGGTGGTAATCTTTACGATATTCAAGACATAGATTTAGAAGAAGTGTTTAATTAAAGGAGAAGAATATTGAACGAACAAGCTTATATTGATTACTTAGAGTTAATCAACGAAGGACATTCACAACGATCTGCTGCTAAGATTCTAGGTATCAGTAGATCAATGATTCAAAGGCATATTAAGAAGCAGTTAGAAGTAGATAGAATTAGAAATTCTATCTTTAACGTACAAAACCAAAACGATTATACAGATTGGCATAGTAAGCCTAAACCTGAGTTAGATGTTAAATCTGTACAATCAAAACAGACAATCTTAGTCATTGCCGACACACAAGCTAAGTCCGAAGAGTCTTTAGAATACCTTTTATGGATTGGTCATTATATTGCAGAGAAACAACCTGACATAATTGTTCATATCGGAGATCATTATGATTTCCCAAGTTTATCTAGCTACGACAAAGGAAAATCAAGCGCAGAGGGTAAGCGATTAGTCAAAGATATTGAAGCTGGAAATATTGGTTTTGAATACTTGAATATGGCTATGCAAAAGCACAAGAAATATAACCCACGCAAGATATTCTGTTTAGGGAATCATGAATGCTTAACACCTGACGCAGAGGTATTAACATTCAATGGGTTTAAGAAGATTGAGGATGTGACCACAGAAGACGTTGTTGCAAGTATGGATGAACAATATCGTTTACAGTGGGATAAACCAAAAGCTTTAATTCGTAAACATTATAATGGGAACATTGTTAAGTTTAATTCTCGTTCATTTAGTTTCTCTGGTACTGAGAATCACCGAATGTACTATGAAACTTCAGGTGGTTATATCCGAGAGAAGTTAGCAAAAGACTTAACTAACAATTTCAAAGTTATTACTGCTTTAAATTCTGAGAATTTTAGTGAGAAACTTTCGGACGAAATGATCAAGCTTTCTGCTTGGTTATGTACAGATAGTCATTTCCCACAACGAGGAAACCCTATTTTGTATCAACGAGAAAGTAATGCACATAAGATTCGAGAGTTATTAAGAGTTTTGAATATTGAATACTCTGAAAAGAAACGTGAGCGAAATATTACAGAAATTTGTGGCAAACAGTTAAAGAAACCTTGTGAAGCAGGTATAGAGTTTCATTTGCACTCTAATCCAACTTCAGTGACGAACAACAAAGCATTACCAAGTTTTGTTCGTAGACTCTCTGAAAAACAGTGGGAAGTGTTTTTGGAAACAATTATTGATGCTGATGGTTCTATACCCACAAAAGCTGTTGATTCTCGTGTGTTTTATGGAGCTAAAGAAATGTGTGATAGTGTTCAGTTAGAGGCGTCTTTACACGGTTGGACTGCTTCATTAACAGAGTATAGAAATAACCAATGGCGTGTTAATCTTGTTAAAAGAAATACACGTAAACAAGAGGTTGTTACTAAGACTGTTGAAAATTACGAAGGTATGGTCTATTGTTTAGAAATGCCTCTTGAAAATTTTGTAATTAGACAAGGAAACAAAGTGCATGTAACAGGCAATTGTAGACTTGATCGGTACATTGACGATAACCCTGAATTGATTGGTACGTTAGGTACTAACTTATTACCTTTTGAAAAATACGGTTGGGAGGTACATCCTTTCCTAAAACCAGTTGAAGTTAATGGAATCTTTTTTGTTCATTATTTAGCTAACCCGATGAATGGGAAACCTTACGGTGGCAATGCAATGAATATCCTTAAAACTGTAGGACGTTCTTTTGTTGTTGGTCATAAACAAGTGCTAGATGTTGCAATTCGACCAACAATTGATGGTAAACAGCAATTAGGTATTGTAAACGGAGCATGTTACGATCACATGGAGGGTTATAAGGGTTGGCAGGGTAACAATCATTTCAGAGGCTTAACAGTGCTACACGAAGCTCAAGATGGTTTCGCTGTACCAATGTTCGTATCATTAGATTACATGAAAGAAAAATACTACAGTTAATTAAATAAACAGAGTTGTTATTCGTAGTTAGAAGTTGTATAATATTCTTCTAAGCTGTTATTTTGGTATTACGAGTAACAACTTTCTATTAAATATTTCGAGGAGAGGTTGAATGAATGCTTTAAAAACAAATAAGTTTAAAGTTGGTGATCGAGTTAAGAGAATTGCAAACGAGTTTCCAGAAATCTTAATAGGTTCTGAATGGGTTGTTAGGGAAGTATTGGAAGGTAGTAACACAATTGCTGTAGAAGGTTTATCAGATTACTGGGCTTCTGACAACTTTAAGTTGGTACTAGAGAATGGACAAGATGTTAAGACATACGACCATTTAAAAACAAAGAAGTTTAAAGTTGGTGATGAAGTTGAGATTGTAAGTTTACAAGGGATAGATGGTATAGGTTGTCGAGGAGATTGCAACGTATGTATTGGAGAAACAGGGGTGGTTACAGAGGTTATAGGAGGGGATATGCCGTATGTAGTTGAAACAAATGATGAGCTTTGGTGGTGGTCGGGAAACAATTTAAAACTTGTAAACGAAGAAACAAGCACCTCACAAAACGAGTCGATTAAAGAAACAATTGAATTACAACCTATACAATCAGATGGTGGCAGTTCAGATTACTACTTCACAAAACTACCTCAAGAGTTAATTGATCAAATTGTTAAAACAGGCGGTATTGAGATTAAAGATATTGCTCGTTATGTTTACGATAATAATGCAGATGCTTTTAATATTATTAAAGCTCAGAAACGAATTATCGAAGCAAACAAGGGTGTTGGTAAAGCAGGGATTACAAAGTTATACGATGCTAATAAAATTGTGTATTTCGCCAACGAGCAGCTCAAAGCAATTAAACGAGAAGGAACTGATGAATGAAAGTAAGTTGTATTTTTACACTCAATGAATTAAAGAAGATTGTACCGTCAATCACAATTGAGCATTTCAAATCAGATAACCCTAAAGTTAAAGAAGCTTTGAATAAGTTATTCTTTAATCTAGGTTG